CTAAATTTGAAAAACCATAGCCGCCGTATACGAGAGCCATATACAAATTACCAATAAACCCTTGTTCAACAGCGATGTAAAAGTAGATTAAACCAGTAACAATTATGAGCCAAGAACTCATTTGAAATCAACCCATATAACGATGAGCAAGATTCCAAAAATAATAAGACCAAAATAGTAAGGATAATTATCCATTTACATCCCCTTATCAATTGCACGATTGTTTGCACTTTCAGTCCTATAGATTTCTACGGCTAGTTGGGCAGATATTAGTTTCCATTTTAATTCTTCTTCAACTCTAATGGCTTCTTTTAATCCATATATTAAATTTAAGTAGTCCTGATGGCTTTTTGCATACATTTCTTTACCGGTCATAGTAGTTTCAGTTGATTCTGAAGCCAATATTGCGGCTTTACTTTTAAGAAAATGCTCAATATATATGCGATTTGCCTTGGCTTGAGCAAAATCTACTGATTTCTCATAAATAAATCGTCTTGCTTTGTTTGCTGATTCTTCTGTATTTTCCATAATCTTGTTATTTCATCCTGTAGTTTAATTGCACCTTCAGCACCTCTTTTTTCCCATACTAATGCTATTTGCTTCCTTCGATCTTTCAAATTCCATCTAAGTAATTCCCTTGCTTCGCACTCTAACCGCCATTCTTCTGAGTTGGTGTCCATCCTATATTGGTTCACCATACTTATATAAAATGTTTTTAGGGATTAAAAATGCTTTCTTTGGGGATGTATCTCCCGGACCAGTAAATTCTATAAAGGTCAATTTGTTAATAAATATGCATTTAATAATGTTTCTGGTAGATATTTGCATAAACATATCATCATCATAAAATACCCAATATCTAGCTGTAGAAGTCATTAGCCCAGATGGTTTACCATTCATTTCTATTTCTACTACGATGTTGCCTGTATCTACGCTTTTAGGGTCATATTTAACTTCTATGCCATAGTTTTCTTCTGGCAACCAAATATCATATCCCTTGTAAGCATTGACAATAGTGGCACAAGGACAATCTCTACGATATATGTCCAACACTCTTTTTTCAATTTCCAGCCCTTTAGCTAAATCATCATGGAATGTCATCTTTAGCCTGTTCTATTGCTTTTTCTAGTATTGCAGTAAATCCATATTGAAACATCATCTTCATAAACTCTGGTGAACAATCCAATTCAATATCTGCTGAACCATCTAAATTTTCTACTAAACTAACAACTGTAAATGATGGGGTTGTCATATATTCCTTTCAAATCTGTTTTTTAAGACTTCAAATGCGAATTTAGCCACTCTTGGTACTTGTGCATTTCCAATGGCTTTAAGTCTGTCCATTTGTCCGGGAAGTCCATTACAAGCTCTGCATAATCCGGATGAAAGTATTGATCGCAATCCTTGCTCACTCTTATCCACTCCATAGGCATTGATCCTCGGTATTCCTCTGAATGTCGATACCTCTTGCTTGCCGCCCCATTTTTCATGCTTACAGTTGGTGTTGGAAGCCAGCAACCATATTCGCTTTCTTCTGTGAGGTAGCCCGGTGTTGTCTGCTCCCATAATTCCCCATTCCGCATCGAACCCCATTTTGGAAAGGTCTGCAAGGACTGTTCCAAGTCCTCTAGAAGTGAGCATTGGGCTATTTTCCACAAATACGAATTTTGGTCTAACTTCGCCAATGATTCTTGCCATTTCTTTCCACATTCCTGATCTTGCTCCATCAATCCCGGCGCCCCCCCCAGCAACTGATATGTCTTGACAAGGAAAGCCGCCCGATATGACATCAACAATTCCTCGCCAAGGTTTTCCATCAAAGGTTTGAACATCATCCCAAACCGGGAAAGGTGGGAGCAATCCATCATTTTGTCTTGCGAGCAATACGCTTGCTGGATAGGCTTCCCATTCGACTGCACAGACTGTTCTCCATCCAAGCAAATGTCCCCCAAGTATTCCACCACCAGCACCTGCGAAAAGAGCCAACTCATTCATGCCACCTTCCTTTGTTCTCTAAATTTTATAATGTAATCTCGCATATCAAAATAGCTGTTAAATCGAGCCAAGGCTGGGTCTTTGCCACATTCAACTCTGTAGGCTTGTTCTATCTGTTCATTAGTCCCTAGGGGTAGTTCCTTGGCTTTTTGGGCTGCTTGCTGTAACCATTCCGCTTTAAATCCAATCCAACCTCTTTCACAACACATCTGCATAGCTTCTTCAAGAGTTATGTTGGCTTTATCGGATTCCCTGATTAATCCTTTTAATGCTGTTTCTGTCCATTTGGCTTTTTTGGCTTTCCGAACTTCCATGTAATCTTTAAAAATAGAATCAGAAACCCCTTCAGGGGTGCTTGTTTTTATATTTGAAGATGAAGATGAAGATGAAGATGAAGGGGTTGGTTTTTGCTTAACCTCATGGTTATCCTTATGCTTATCCTTTAACAATGGGTTTCCACCCAATTTACCACCAGCCGCCCTTATATTTCTAAGGTTTTCATCTTTTATCATTCGCCTAGAGCATATAGACCCATCGTCTGCTAAATCATATACACCAGCTTCAAAAAGTTCATTAAGCCATTGTTCTACAAGTTCTTCAGATTCCCCAACCATTCTTGCAAGGTTAGAAAAATGGATAACCTTATTTCCTACTTTTAAATGACCATAGGGATTGCCTTCATGCATATAGCAAATCATGTCTATCCATAAACCCCTAGCCCCTGTAGAGCATGATCTTAAAGCTGTATCTCTAAGCCAATCTGAAGGGTAAAACTGAAATGATGGTCTTTTCATTTAATAGCCCTACCTTTATGATGGCTATTAAACAAAGGCTTTAACCTATGAATTAATCTAATTTCTCGCATTGACCACTCACCAATTTTTTTTGTTATTTTATATTTCAATGTTATTGCAATTGAATCATGTATTTCATGCCAAGGGGTAATAATATTTCTAGCATATCCATACCTAAACCCATGACCAGAAAACCTATTTCTAATATCTTTGGATGACCCTATATAGACCATATCCTTATCAAAATATATTACATAAGTAGCTGGGGCATTTGGAAGTTTATTCCTTTGCTCCATTAAATTTATTGATTGCCAAGCCATTTTTACCACCATAAAAAAAGCCCTAGACAGCAATCTCATCCTTTTTTAAGGGATGTTGGTGGACACCGGGTAGGTGCAGATTGCTGACTAAGGCTTACCCTCATATCGCCACCAAGCGATAACTCTATTTTACTACTAAAACTCAAATTCCTTAACATCATACCGCCCATTGTCTTTTTTGTACCATCCAAAGACAATAATTCGCCAACCAGCCGCCAGCAATAGGGGTAAATACTCAGATGCTTCTATTTTTTTTATCCGGGCTGACATATTGCTCTTGGAAGTAATCTGGATGCCTAATGTTTCGCCTGACCCAATAGCTAATATATCGAATATGCCAAATAGGTCTTTTTTTCTTTTGGTGAAAGCGTTGTAGCTTTCTACGATGTCGCATTGGTAGCCCCTGTCTTTAAGAAGTGCCACAGTTCGCTGATTTAAACTAGTCATCCCTAATCATACAACAAAACAATTGTCGTATTTTTGACACAGGGTATGTCCTAATACGATTTTTGTTTACATCTTAAAAATAGGGCATTAAAGTTTACCCATGCAGTAATTTTTAAACAAAACAGGAAAGTATATGAATAACCCTTTAACACTAGATCAGCAAAATCGGCTTATCAATGCCGCCAGCAAAATGAGCCGGGAAGAATGGGGTAAATTGCCAGTTGGCATTACCGATCAAATAGCGGCACGAATTGATCGAGTAATCCTAGAGTTGCATGAAGAAAACCCAATGGCATTTAGCACTATTGCTTATTATGATGAAGCATTAGCTAAAGTTGTATATACAAAAAAATCAGTTGGCATGGATTTTTATAGATATGGACAAAGGAGATAACATGACTAAGATCGACATTATCGGTGTAATTTTGCTGGGTATGCTGTTAGGCACAATGTTTGCAATGGGGGTGTAATATGGGAATGAATCGAGAAGATGCATATTACGAGCCAGAAGATGCAGAAGATTTTGATGAAGAAATTGCTGAAATGCTAAATGGTGATTACAACCCAGACCTACCAGAGAACATTCATGAAGCATTTTTAAATGATGCTTTTTTTGGCACTCATTGGGATGCCTTGGTTGATGCTCTGCAAAAGAATGAAAAAGAAAAAATTGGCTTAATAGTTTCTACTTGTATATACGAATACTGGGAATCAAGAGCAGAAAGCGATTGCCAGCCATGAACAAATACAAAGAACTTCGCATCATAGATGTATCGGCAGAAACAAAGAAAAAAGGTCGCTTTACATATCTTCCTTGGACTTATGCTGTAGACACATTGTTGATACATGACCCGGAAGCCAACTGGACTTATACAGCACCCATTGAGCATAATCAAACTATGATGGTTGGCTGTTCTGTAACTGCATTTAATAAAACAATGACTGAGTTTTTACCAGTTATTGATGGAACAAACAAAGCAATCACTAACCCCAACTCAATGCAAGTAAATAATGCAATGAAGCGGTGTTTAGTAAAGGCTATCGCATTACATGGAATTGGATTATCCTTATATGCGGGTGATGAATTTTGGGATGAACCAGAAGAATCATCAGCAGATAAAATTATTCAGCAACTTGAAGCCTGTAAAACCGCAGATGAATTAAAAGCCGTCTTTGGATTAGCATGGGCTGAATTAAAAACTAAGAAACAAAAAGAGCAAATTCAGCCAATCTATGAAAAGAAAAAGGTAGAACTAAATGCGACTAGCGCAAGAGCAACCAAATGATGTATGTTCAGACTGTGGCGGCAAGTGGGGGCAATACAAACCTAAAAACCATGATTACCGGGTTTGGCTAGACACTTGTAATGTCTGTAATAAGCTGTCAGCAGTCAGCGATGCATCTGAATATGGATATTTGAAAGTAGGATGGGATGGAAAAGAAGTTTTGTGTTAGTTGTCAAGCATCAAGAGAAGCAATTGGTTTTAAGTTAGTAGTTAGAAACAAGATAAAAGTTTGGAAGTGTGCAGTTTGTTTGAAGCGACAATCCGATCAACAATATAGGAGTAAAACAAATGGTAGATAACGATTATATTTATACCCCAGCCAGCACCGACATTACTATTCGCTGGAAAAAGATTTATGGCTATGTTCCAGCAAGCGAACAAGAAGTCTATAAAACAAAATGGGCTGATTTTAAATCAAAATTTAATAAAACACTTGAAGATTCTGATGCTATATTTATTGATCCTAAAGTGCAACAAATTTGGAGAAAGCATAAAGTATGAATCCATTTGCACAAAAGGAATTTGACAAGATACCAGCGGCGGTCTATGCCCCGGAAGAATATTTTGAATTGGGTTGGTTAGCGGCTGTTAATGTTTTATCAAAAGAGTTTATGACCAAATGGGAGAAAGCAGAATTGGAAGATACTCAATTGCTCCATGAACACCAACATATCCCAATGCCCGATGATGAAGCAGAGTAACTGGTTTCCAATATGTTTTGAATCAAGTGCTGTTTATAAATCATGGGTAGAAGCAAGAAATTATGCTCATGAAGTAGCTTCAGTATGCGATGATTGCAATCCAGACTATGCAAAAGAAATGCAAAAACAAAAAAGGTGCATCCCACAAGATGCGATGTTTAACTCAACTAATAGTAAGAAACCATGCAAACTAAAGATTATTCAGAACTGTACCTAGATACTCAAGTGGCAATCAAAAACTGTCATTTGCTTTGTTTAAAAAGTGATTGGATAGGAGCAAGTAAAGCGGCAGAAGCGGCATCAGTTTATGCAAAACAACTACAGGACACTATAAAAAAATATGACAACATTCACAACAGAAGATCGGCTTAGTGCTGAACCCATCCCTTTTGCGGGGATGGTTGATTTAACTATTCAACAGGGTACTTTGGAGTGGCGGCAACTTAGGCTGGGCAAGGTAACAGCCAGCCGGGTTGCTGATGTCATGTCCAAGATCAAAACAGGAGAATCTGCTGGTCGGAAGAACTACAAGATGGACTTGGTAGTTGAAAGGCTTACAAACACCCCTACAAGCAGTTTTACCAATG